AAATAATATTACAACACAACAAATAAGTAATACATCTACTGGCAGTGTTGGCGGTGGTGGTGGTGGATATTAAAAAATAAATTATGAGTATATTAAGTAAAGTTTTTTCAACAGGCGCTGGTGAATTAATAAACAAAGTTGGTGGTGTAATAGATAATTTACACACTTCAGCTGAAGAAAAAGCAGCTGCAGAAAAACAAATAAAAGACATGATATTAGGTTACGAGGCTGAGATGCAAAAACAAGTGACTGAAAGATGGAAGCTAGACATGAACTCAGACTCATGGCTAAGTAAAAATATAAGGCCTTTAGTATTAATATTTTTAGTAATATGCACAATGTTACTTATATTTATAGATGCAGGCAAAATAAATTTTAATGTAAAAGACTCTTATGTAGATCTTTTACAATTAGTATTAATAACTGTGATCGGTGCTTACTTTGGCGGTAGATCACTAGAAAAAGTAAAAAAATAAATGAATTCAAAATATTTTAACATAACAGTAAAGCCTGATATAACAGGGCAAAACGCTGTAACAGCTTTTGCTGATGAAGACTTAATATTTGACTGGACTGAGTTTTCTGTGCCAAAAGGCGGTGCTAGATTAATAGGTGTAACAACTATTATGAGAGGAACAAACGGATCAAGACAAGAGCATGCGTTAGATTTGTACTTTGCAAAAGCAGAACATGGTGATTCAGCGCCTGGTACTTTAGGTACTGTTAACTCTTCTACTGGAGGTCAAGGTTATTTCAACAACTTATTAGGTTGTTTAAATGTACCAGTGACAGATTTTAGAGATGGTTTAGATTATATGGCTGTTGCGCATACAAACAATGTGGCTACAGGCCCTGGTTTTGTAATGGACGATTTAACACACTCAGAAGGTTACACTGGTTTTAACAAATATTATTTAGGAGTAGTTTCTAAAGGAACTCCTGATTTTGGAACTGGTGTTTTAGCTGACGATCCTGTTAGTGTAAGTGATACTTCTATTACTGTAAAAACAGTTGATGCTAGAAAAGTATTTGACGTAGGTGATGTGTTAGTAGATAATGGTAATGCAGCAATAGGTACAATTAAATCAATTGGTTCTGCAACTGCAATAACTTTAGAAAGTGGAGCTACTGAAGCAGTAGCTGGTGACGATGAAATAGTAAATAAAAACCCTGTTACTTTTATATTACATTTCGAAAAATAAATAAATAAATTAAATTAACTTAAATTAAATAAAATGGCAAAAAAAGAAAAGGTAGTAGACCTTAAACCTACAAGTATTACAACTGAAGAGTTAAAAAGATTACAAGAGCTAGTAAGCCTTATTAATAGAGGTGAAATGCAAGTTGGTAATCTTGAAGCTAAAAAACACGCTTTACTTCACCAAGTAATTGCAATTCAAGAAAAAATGGGTGAATTACAAAAAGAGTTTGAAGCTACATACGGTAAAGTAGATATTAATATTACCGATGGTACTATAAATTATTCAGAAGATGAGCAAGCTGATAAGGAAGATTAGTATTGGTAAAGACTATAAAAATGACGCCATGCACTATGCCGTTGGGCAAGAAGTGTATGGTGGTCATACTATATGTGACATACTAGAAGAAGAAGATAAGTATAGTGTTTATATTAGAAAAGGTAAAGATGTTTTACCTTGGAAAGACTTTAATAAAAACATGGCTGTATCTGTAGAATATAATTTACAGTATTAATGAAAGCGGTTTACAACTTTGTTGTACAACCTGTAAAATCAAGATACAACAATACTAAAGATATAGACGGTAAAGAGCTAATAGTAAATACTGAAATATTTAATCATCAATATGTTAGCAGAGAAGCTATAGTAAAAGCAATACCAACTGTAGGAGAAACAGACATTAAAGTTGGTGATACTATAATTGTACATCATAATATTTTTAGAAGATGGCACAATCAACACGGTATAGAAAAAAACAGTAGAGCTTATATTGACGAAGATACTTATATAGTACAACCAGATCAAATATTTTTACACAAACCAAAAGCTATATTTAGTTACCATAATAGAAAGTGGCAGGCAATGAAAGGTTATTGCTTTGTTGCGCCTATAAAATCAAAAAATAAGTTAAGCGCAGAAAAAGAACAACCATTAATGGGTGTTGTAAAGTATACTGATGGCACTGTTAAAGAAGGAGATTTAATAGGATTTAAACCAAACTCAGAGTATGAGTTTATTATAGACGGACAAAAATTATATAGACTACTATCAAAATTTATTACAATTAAATATGAATATCAAGGAGACGAAGAAGAATATAATCCAGGCTGGGCAGAGGGCAGTTGATGAATTAATCAAAGTTGCTAAAGAGCCAATTGTAGACTCTGATGATGATATTAGTGCTGATAGATTAAAAAATGCAGCTGCTACAAAAAAGCTAGCAATATTTGATGCTTTTGAAATATTAAATAGAATCCAAGAAGAAGAAAACTTATTAGAAGGTAAAGAGCCTGAAGATAAAGTAAAAGTATTTAAAGGGTTTGCAGAAGGTAGATCAAAATAATGTACGAGCAAAATTTAGTTAAAATAATTGAGCCAGTTAAAATTAACACAATTAAAAGGCTTAATAAAAAAAATAAATGGGAATATGGATATAATAAAGAACACGATATTGTCGTTATATCAAAAACTGGTAAAATCGGTGAAATACTTGAGATACAGAATTTGCGAATTGCATTGCCACAAAAGCCAGTGCAAGTGTTCTCTAACGAAGTAAAAAAGTGGCAACAATTTGAATACCCAAAAGAACTAGCAAGACTTAAAAATATATTTGACTGGAGAGCATACCCAGAAGAAAGTAAGGCAAAGTGGTATGATTATATAGACGAAGAGTTTAAACGAAGAGAAGAAGGTTTCTGGTTTAATAATAAAGGTACACCAACATATATAACAGGTACACATTATATGTACTTGCAATGGAGTAAAATAGATGTAGGTGCGCCTGATTTTAGAGAAGCAAATCGACTATTTTATATATTCTGGGAAGCGTGTAAAGCCGACAAAAGATGTTACGGGATGTGCTACCTTAAAAATCGTAGGTCTGGATTTTCTTTTATGTCTTCAGCAGAAACAGTTAACCAAGCTACATTAGCAAGTGATAGTAGATTTGGTATACTCTCTAAAACAGGTGCAGATGCTAAAAAAATGTTTACAGACAAAGTTGTTCCAATATCAGTTAACTACCCGTTCTTTTTTAAACCGATTCAAGACGGTATGGATAGACCTAAGTCTGAACTTGCTTATAGGGTTCCTGCAAGTAAGTTCACGCGTAAAAAGATTGTGGCAAATGAACAGCAGGAAGACTTGGTTGGACTTGATACTACTATTGACTGGAAAAATACAGGTGACAATAGTTATGACGGAGAAAAGCTTGCTCTGTTAGTACACGATGAAAGTGGTAAGTGGGAAAGACCCGATAATATATTAAATAACTGGAGAGTAACCAAAACATGTTTACGATTAGGTAGTAGAATTATTGGTAAATGTATGATGGGCTCAACATCAAACTCATTAGATAAAGGTGGAGAAAACTTCAAAAGACTATACAACGCATCCGACGTCACTAAGCGAAACAGAAATGGACAGACAGCGTCTGGTCTATATTCTCTTTTTATCCCAATGGAGTGGAACTACGAAGGATTTATTGATGAGCACGGAAGCCCAGTCTTCAATACTCCGAGTGATGAAGTCTTTGACCCCCATGGAGAGTTAATAGATGTAGGTGTAATAGATAGCTGGCAAAATGAAGCTGATGGTTTAAAAAATGATCAAGACGCTTTAAACGAATTTTATCGCCAGTTTCCAAGAACTACAGAGCATGCGTTTAGAGATGAAACAAAAAATAGTATATTTAACTTAGTAAAAATATACGAACAAATAGATTACAATGAAGAAATGTCTAGAACACTAGGTATTTCAACAGGTAGTTTTCAGTGGGTTAATGGAGTTAAAGACACAAGTGTTATATTTTATCCAGATCCACAGGGTAGATTTAAAGTAAGTTGGGTACCACCAACACATATACAAAATAAAATTGTAATTAAAAATGGTATAAAATATCCTGGTAACGAGCACATGGGTGCTTTTGGCTGTGACTCGTATGACATATCAGGAACTGTAGATGGTAAAGGATCTAAAGGCGCTTTACACGGTTTAACTAAATTTAGCATGGAAGATGCGCCAGCTAATCAGTTTTTTTTAGAATATATAGCTAGACCACAAACTGCAGAGATGTTTTTTGAAGATGTATTAATGGCATTAGTATTTTATGGTATGCCATTACTTGCGGAAAATAACAAACCAAGATTATTATATTT